AATGGAATGACAGACAGCGTTTGTTTGTCATGGAATATCTAGTCGATAAGAATATGAAGCAAGCCGCAATTCGTGCTGGTTACAGTGAAGCAACGGCTGAAAAGATTGGTCCACAGCTTTACCATAAGCCGCACATTTACGAGGCTATTCAGTGGCATCTCGATAACATGATGCAAAACATTGAAATTACTGCTGAACGTATTCTGCAAGAAATTGCTATGACAGCGTTTTTAGATCCAAGAGAAGCGTTTAAAGGCAATGCTAATATCGATGTAGATAAGATGCCTGAACACATTGCACGGGCCATTGATAGCATTCAAATACGTTATTTAGACAATGGCGATATTGTTCACAATATTCAGTTTAACCCCAAGATGAAAGGGTTAGAACTCCTAGGTAAAAACTTCAAACTGTTCACTGACAAAGTTGAGATAGCCGATCGTCCAATGGTTATCGTGCGCGACTTCACCGGCCGAAACAAAAAGGCCAAGGCGCAGGAGTCATCATAGTGTGTCAGAACAAACAACTTATGAATTTCATGTTGCAGCGCAAGGCGATGTGCTTGAGCAATATATTCATGCGCGTGGTCGCAACACTTTTATTATGGGGCCAATCGGTTCAGGGAAAACATATGGCTCGGCCATGCGTGTGTTTAGCCAGATGTGCGAACAAGAACCTAATCAGTTTGGTGTTAGAAAAACCCGCTTTATTGCCGTTCGTAACACGTATCCAGATCTCAAAGGCACAACCATTAAAGATTGGTGCGACTTGTACCACAATGAGGACTGTCAGCTTGGCAAGTTTAATCAGGACTTCCCACCAACTCATTATCTAGATTTTGATTTAGAAGATGGCACTAGGGTTAAGGCTGAACTGGTATTTCTGGCACTTGATAGGCCAGATGCAGTAAGAAAGCTTAGGGGTTTACAGGTAACCGGCTTTTGGCTTAATGAAGTTAAAGAGTTAGCTAAGCCCATTGTCGATATGTGTGATGGTCGTCATGGTCGTTACCCGTCAGCGGCAGAGGGTGGTCCAAGTTGGCATGGCATGCTTGGCGATACGAACGCGCCTGATGATGACCACTGGTACTACGCACTAGCAGAAGAAAAACACCCAGAGGGTTGGAACTTTTTAAGGCAACCTGGCGGTGTGATTGAAGTCGTTAAGATTATTGGCGAAGAAAGGATTATTGAGTGGCGTCCTAATAGCGATGCTGAAAACCTCGCTAACTTGCCTGATGGTTATTACATCAACCAAGTGCAAGGTAAGGACGATGATTGGATCAGGGTCAACCTAGCCAATATGTACGGCACCGTATCAACCGGCATGCCGATCTACAAGGGGCAATGGAACGATGTTTTACATACATCATCGTTAAACCTACTGCCAATTAAGAAGCACGGAAAAATATTAATGGGGTTCGACTTCGGTCGTACTCCTGCTTGCATTATTGGTCAATTAACACCTCAAGGCCAATTGCGCATCATTCGTGAGTTTATCAGCGAGAACATGGGTATTCGCTCGTTTATGGACGAGTTAATGCCAGTGCTGCGCAGAGATTATCCAGCATTCAATAAGTCTGATTATGAGGCTTACTGTGATCCGTCAGGTATTGCTAAATCAGGTAATGACGAGAATAGCCCTATTGAAATCCTCAACATGGAATACGGGATCACAGCTTACGGTACCACTAGCAACAAACCAGATAATCGTTGGGAATCAGTGCGGTTCTTCCTTAAAGGGAAAATCGACAAGGTTGTCACATTCATTATGGGCGCTCAGTGCAAAACATTACGCAAAGGGTTCAATGGTGGCTACCAGTTACGGCGCATTCAAGTGGCCGGTGATGCTAGGTACACCAGCGTTGCAGATAAGAACAAGTTTTCGCATCCACATGATGCGCTTCAGTACCTTTGCCAAGGTGCGCAAGGCGACATTGATTATGAATCAACTGAAAAAATTAGACAGACAGCAGCGCAAACCGCTGTTGCTGACACACTAACGGGATATTAATCACGATGGCAAACGCAGAACCTAAAAAATACGAGCATGAGTACGATCCTGGTGACAAGATTGATATCTTGGCATTAGAACTTGAGCGTAAGTTAAGCGAAACCATTGCTGATAGAAATACAATCGATACCCGTATGGTTGAAGATCTGCGCAATTACCATGGTATGTACGATCCTAAAACGCTGGAAGTAATGGAAAGTAACGATACTGCCAAGGTGTTTATTAAGCTAACCCGCGCTAAAACTAACGCAGGTGAAGCACAATTAGTTGATCTGTTATTCCCTAATGACGATAAGAACTGGGGCATTAAAGCAACACCTAAGCCTACCATTGTCGATATGCTGAACGATAAAGATACTGTGTTCAAGCTAGGTGAAACACAGTACCAGCATGAAGATGGCACACCAGTTACTAATGCTGATGTAGCCGATAGAGCGCAAGAGCAAGCAAAAGAAGCCTGCCTAAAAATGGAAACGCTAATTGAAGATCAGTTAGTTGAAACTAAATATAACGCTAAGTGCCGCGACATTATTCATGATGCGTGTGTTGTGGGAACGGGTGTTATTAAAGGCCCAATTGTACTCGGCAAGACTGATAGAGCTTATGTTCAGGATAAACAAACTGGCGAGTTTGCAACGGTTATTAAACAAACATTTGAGCCAGGCTGCGAAGTAGTGCGCCCTTGGGACTTTTACCCTGATATGTCGGCGTCATCAATTGAAGAAGCTGAGTTCGTCTTTGAGCGCCGCTACTTGAGCAAGAAACAGTTACGTGGACTAGTACGCAAGAAAGGCTTTAAGCAGGACCGTATTAATAAAGTCTTGAAAATGACCTCAATACAAACGCAGCACCGTAGCTCGTATGTTGACGATATTCGCATTATGGCTGGCTTATCTGACACGTTAAACGATACACGCTATGAAACATGGGAATATCACGGACCAATTTCAGCAGATGTATTAGAGCAGCTTGAAGTTGTTGAAGCTATCGACCCTGATGATGAAAGCTATGTTGATGAATATGAAGCTGTGGTGTTTTATTGCGGCGGCGTAGTCATGGGCGCGCGCTTATCGTTAATGGACTACACAGAGGCGATGCCTTATCGCGTGTACAACTGGGAACTAGACGATTCTAGCATCTTCGGTTATGGCGTACCGCGCATGGTGCGTGATGAACAAGCAATCATCAACTCAACCTGGCGCATGATTTTAGATAACGGCTCGGTAACATCGGGGCCGCAAATTGGTGTAAATAAAAAACTTATATCGCCGCAAGATGGTAAGTGGGATTTAAGACCGCGCAAGTTTTGGAACGTTGAGGGTACAACTCAGGACATTAAACAGGCATTCAGTACCTTTGAGTTTAATAGCCACATCAATGAATTGAGCATGATTTACAACACGGCTCGCGTGCTATTTGATGAAGTGTCAGGCGTTCCTATGATACAGCAAGGCGAACAAGGTCAGTCAACGCAAACGCTTGGCGGTATGTCGATGCTGATGAATGCTGCTAATACAGTGCGCCGCAACCAGGTTAAGCAGTGGGATGATTTTGTAACTGAGCCATTAATCAAAGACTTTTACCACTTCAATATGATGCACAGCGATGATAATGACGTTAAAGGTGATTATCAGGTTGATGCGCGTGGTACATCGGCGCTACTGGTTAAAGAGCAAGTAGGCCAAGCACTGATGAACTTCATTAATATTGCTGGTAACAGTCCGGTATTTGCACCAGTGATGAAGCTTAAAGCAGTGCAGCTACTTAAAGAATTTATCAACACCCAAGGCTTGCCTAAGTCGATTGTGCCTACTGATGAAGAATTAGCTAAGTACCAAAAAGATATAGACGAGCAAAGCCAGAACCAGCCGCAAGACCCCGCTATTCAAATTGAAACCATGCGTCAACAAGCAGCACAGCAAAAGTATGAGTTTGAAATGCAACTTGAGCAGGCTAAAGCCGCGCTTAAACAAGCTGAAATGCAAGCTAACTATGAACTTAAATCTCAGCAAATTGCAGCAGACATGCAGAACTCAGAACGACAAGAGCGTATTGAGATCATGAAGCTGGCGCAAAACGATAAGATTAATAATGAGAAAATGCTAGTTGAGCTCGAAAAGGTTAAAAACCGTGCGCAGCTTGAGTGGGATAAGTTTATGGCTGAATACAATATTAAGAAACAAGCTGGCCTTACTGCCAATTATGGACTTGCATAATGTTTAGTGTAACCAGTGATACATGGGCTGCAGTTAAAAAGCAGCTACTAAAAGACAGGGCTATATACCTTGAAGCGTTAGCGATGGATAGGGACCAACTTGAAACCGCTAAGTTTCGTGGACGTATCGCACAGATTGACGAGGTTTTAAGCTCGTACCCCAAAATATTAGCGCCTGGTAATACGCCAGATGATGAATAACCGCCAATAAAGGCGGTTTTTTTGTACCTAATTTTAACGAACCCACTCATTGCAGTGGGTTTTTTTATGACTGCAAGAGGCACTCAAATATGGAAAACCCAAGCAATGAGCAACATCAAAGTGACGAAAGTTATGACGATGAAGCAATCAATTTATTTAAC